AATCCTCGGGAGAGCAAGGAGGCACGCGCTCGTGCTATCTCTCCCCTCGTCGAGGCGGGTAACGTCTACATTCCCCACCCGAGCGAACCAGGCTGTGAATGGGTCACGGACCTGATCAATGAGACGAGGAACTTTCCCACAGGTGCGCACGATGACCAGGTGGACGCACTCAGTCAGGCATTGTTCCGTCTGCGCCTCGTCGAAGTCACCCGTAAGACGCGTTCCCCGAATGCCATGGGTCAACGTGTTCCTCAACGGGCTACGAGTGGATCACTACGCCGGACTCGGTGAGGGCGTGACACTATCAACCCTATGACCTTGGAAACCATCTTCTGGATTGCCGCAGATATGGCCCTGCTACTCGGAGGGTCGTTGCGCCTGGTTCGGCTCGCCATCATGGATGACCTCGGCAGACGTGCCCTCCTTCCCCTGGAGGAGCGTCTTCGAGACAGGTTGCCCGAGGAACGTCAGTGGATCGCGGACGGATTCACGTGCCCGTTCTGTATTGGGTTCTGGATCGGGGCGGTGTTGCTCGGTACGTATTGGTTCGCAGGTTACGTTTCCCCGGAATGGATGATGGTCCCGTGGCGTCTGATCATGGGTTCGCTGGCCCTGAATTACGTGGTGGGACACCTGGTCGCGACTCTTGACATCTACGATGGGGACGAGGAAGAAGAATTAGTTGTTATCGATAATGACGAGGAGCCGCGTTGATGGTCACCAAGACTCCCACTCGAACTACGAAGGGTCTCGTACCGACCGCTGACCCGGAGGCTCGTCGCCTTGCGCGCAAGGCGCTGGTCGCCGCTTCGGCGCGCTTGCGTACCACGCGACTCAACCGGCGTGAACTCATTGCCGCCTACGGCAGTGACGAGTGGCAATCCGAGGCGTGGGATGTCTACGACCTGGTAGGGGAGATGCGCTACCTGGCCGACACGTTGGCTGCCCGGGAGTCACAGGCTCGCCTGTATATCGGGCGCGTCACGGAACAGGACGAGTTCGGAGAACCTGTTCCGATTGATGAAGACGATCCGGCGAATGTTCTTGACCTTCTCGGGTCGGAATCCGAGATCCAAGAAATGTTGGAGATCTACGGGGTAAACCAGTTCGTCACGGGTGACGGATGGATGGTCGGAGTGCCGAAGCATTTCCTGGACCCGACCGCCGAAGCTCCTATCGCGGAACCGGAGATGTTCCTGGATCCGATCGGGTTGGAGCCTCTGGCGGAACCCTCGATCGAAGACCTCAAGTGGCGTTTCCTGTCCGTGGACGAGATCTCCTTCACCGATGGCGGGATCGCTTTGGAGTGGGAGTGCGAAGCGGCTCACGGCGGAACAATTCACGTGGATAAGGAGCAGGTGTATGCCTTCCGCGTGTGGCACCCGCATCCGCGCCGTCAGCGCGAGGCCAACAGTCCGGTTCGCGCGGCCCTCCCCGTCCTTCGGGAACTCGTGGGCCTGACCATGCACGTTTCCGCGCAGATCGACTCTCGTCTTGCTGGCGCTGGAATCCTCTTCCTGCTCCAGAACGCCGCTTCTGACGTTGCCGGACCGAACGGTGAAGATATGCCGTTTGATGAGGCGCTAGTAGACGCGATGGTCACTCCGATCAAGGACCGCGCCGCAGCCGGGGCTGTGGCTCCGCTGGTGTCGATCATTCCGGATGACGGGACCGATCGGGCGGCCTCTGACTACGTCCACCTCCAGACCTTTTCCCAGGTGCTTGACCCCGAGGCGCGGAACCTACGCCGGGAGTCGATCGAACGGGCAGCATGGCAACTCGACGCCCCGCCGGAACTCCTTCTTGGTACCGGCGGCATGAATCACTGGGGCGCGTGGCTGGTCAAGGAAGACACGATTACCACGCACGTGAACCCGCCGGTCGAGCGGTTTGTTAACGCCCTGACTCAGCAATTCCTGTGGCCTGTCTTGGAAGCTCAGGGCAAGACTCCGGAAGAGGCTCGTGAATTCGTCGTGTGGTACTCCACGCGTCACCTCGTTACCCGACCGAACCGGACGGCTGACGCTCTGGACGTGTTCAAGGAAGGGCAGATCGATGGCGCGGCTCTGCGTCGTGAGTCTGGGTTCAACGAGTCGGACGCCCCGGATGACGGTGATAATGACGCGGCCGTGGACATGGTGTTGGCCCTCGTGTCGGGTTCACCGCAACTCGCAGTGAATCCCGGCTTGCCCGAACTCCTTCGGCAGATCCGTGAAATTCTCGACGGTCAAGAAGGTCCCGAACCCGAGACTGAACCCATCTCCGAACCGGAACCGGTGCAGGTCGAAGAGGGACCGGAAGATGAAAGTGAGAACAACGACATTCCCGAAACTATCGACCAGGAGACTGCCATGCCCGGAGCTGACGCGTGACCCCCACGGTACCCACCACCTCGGTTTCCACGTGTCCCGCGTGCGGGGCGTGGTCTCTTCCCGCTCTCGCTGAGCGCTCCGCGCTGCTGGCGGTGTGTGATGTGCTGGTGACCAAGGCACTGGAGGTTACGGGGAAGCGACTCGTAAGAGTCACGCGTTCTCGTCATGCTCAGCTTGCCGGGCGTCCGTGGCATATGGCGCATACGGTGTGGCGCGCGGACGCGAATCTCATCGACAAGGCCCTTTCCGGGGCTTGGGATGTACTGCCCGCCATGCTCGGGAATCACCGTACCGAAGCCCTCGGATTGTCACCGGAACAGGTGACGAAGACTCTGGACGAGTACGTGCGAGCATTGATTCAGTACCGTACTGCGCACGACTTGCGATCCTTGCGCGCGTGGTTGGTATCTCGGTTGAATCTGACCTTTCCTGGAGATCCGGAGTAACCCGTGACCCTTAAGAATCCCACCCAGGATGAATCCCTCGAAATGATGGACGACATCGAGGAAACCATCATTGGACCGGCAGTAAATCGGGCAGTTCGTACCGTACTGACGACGTTGGTTGACTCAGCAATCGCTGCTCTTCGTGCAGCTCCCTCACCGGAGTCAATTGTTGCGGCTGCTGAACCCTGGCCTCTTACTGCTGCCCAAGTCGCGGGATGGTGGGAAGACGAGGTCTCGATGGAAGTCCGATCCGCCATCGAGGAAGCATGGAGGTCCGCTTACGTCGGGCGGTCCACTGCTCCCCCGTCATCGATCGCGCTGGACGCCCTCGTACTGTTCGTCACCCAGGTTATTGATCGTCTGGTACACGGACTTACTCCCCCCCTGCCTGATAACGCGATGGATCTTGTACGGGTATCGATCGTCTCCGGTACGGCTCTTGGATGGAGTACGAATCAAGTGGCCGAAGACATCGCTGCTCGGTTGGATTGGGATGTCCCAGATCGTTACTGGCAACGCCAGCACCAGGAAGCTACTGAGCAACTGGACGCCCTACTGGATACGTACGGTCCCCCGGGAACTCCCGCTCGTGAGGCTGCTCGCACTGGGGGAGACCCCACCGTGACAGCCTGGCAGAATCAACGCGCGTCAGCACGAATCGAACTGGACCGTACTGAGTCGTTCTGGCGAATGCGTGCGACGCGGATTGCCCGTACGGAGTCCACCTCCGCGTACAACTCAGGTGCGCTAGCGGCTCTGGCGGACGAGGGGGTAACGAATAAGCGTTGGGTGGCCACCCGGGACTCTCGCACTCGCCCTACACACATCCGTGCTGACGGGCAGGTGCGTCCCCTGGTCGAGCCCTTCGACGTAGGAGGTCGCTCTCTCCAGATACCCGGCGACCCGTCCGGACCAGCTAGAGAAATAATCAACTGCCGATGCACAATGATCGCTGACGATGTCGATTGATGAAGTCGCTGCGATACCCCGTGAAAAACTCAAACACAGCAACTACACTCAGGTACGCACCGATCACCTCGGGCACCCGGCCCCGCCCCGAGTCACTGCGGGACGGGGCTTTATTCCTCGGTAGCTCAACAGGTAGAGCACTGCCCTGTTAAGGCATTGGTTGTAGGTTCGAGTCCTGCTCGGGGAGCTTGGTAAGGCCAGCCGATGGGCGGCGGCAACTGTCTTGAAAACAGTCTGCGGGTGATACCGCGTGTGGGTTCGACTCCCACCCTTACCGCTCTGCTGTTCACGCGACTGGTGTCGCACGCGGACTGTAAATCCGTTGCCCTTGGGCGTGCCAGGTTCGATCCCTGGGAGCAGCACCGAGCACCTATGGGGAAGTCAGGAGTTCCCGTCTCCCTGTCAAGGAGAAGATCGCCGGTTCAAATCCGGTTAGGTGCGCTTTTCATTCCGCATTCGTCCAACGGGCAGGACCCCGGATTTTGGTTCCGGAAATCTAGGTTCGAATCCTAGATGCGGAACTGTTATTGCCCATTTCGGTTACCCTGGCCCTAGTTGTGATACGTGGCTGGCGATCGGGCCGCACGGGACCTCCAAGGAGGAAACCGTGACGATCAAGATTCGGAACGTGAAGCAAGCCGCTGCCCTTGTGGCCAGCGGATCGGATGAATGCCCGCCGTGTGCGCTGGCCGAAGAGTACGACCGGAACGCACTCGTTGCCGCTGGTCTGGCCGACATGGAGAAGGACGGGCGAACCCTCGCTCAGTGGTCGGGGCCTATCGGATACGAGAACCGCCGTACCGGTGACGGGCGGATGATCGAAGGTGGCGCGCTCGTATGGGACACTCCGATCCCGCTCATGTGGGCCCCGGAGAACATGGGCGCTCACCAGGGCGCCCAGGTGGTTGGGCGTATTACGGAGATCACCCGGGACGGGGAGGCCCTGATCGCGAGCGGGGACTTCGACCTCGGTTCCGAGGTAGGGCGTGAGGCATATCGCCACGTGGCCGAGGGGCTGACGCCGGGTGTGTCGATGGACCTGGACGAAATCTCTTTCGAAATCCGTATCGATGGGGAGCGCTACGACGAAGCGCGTCGCGAGGCCCAAGAGATGGAGGCCGCATGGGAAAACGGCGAGGACATGCCGGAACCCCCGGAGCCGGATAGGGATTCAGAGGGTAACGTCGTCGTGCTCAAGATGAGCGTGGACGACGAAATGATGGTTACCACTTCGGCCCGTATTCGCGGTGCGACGATGGTTTCTGTTCCGGCATTCCGGGAAGCGCTGATCACGCTGGAGGAAGAGGCGGCCGAAGGGGGAAGCCTTCTTTCTCTGGTCGCTTCCGTTACCGGAGCGACTGACCTTCCTGTAGCTCCGCGAGAGCACCAGTGGGAGGGGCAGGCCGCGCTGGATCGCGTGTTCGACTTCTACACGGACGACGAGGGGAACGTGGATGTTCAGGGCGTCTCTCGTGCGTTCCTGTGGCGGGACAACGATGCGGACTCCACTCTTCGCGGTTCGTACTCCCTCGGATTCGCGGACATCATCGATGGCGTCCTGCGCATCATTCCGCGCGGGGTTGCGGCGACCGCCGGAGGCCGGGGCGTAGACGCTACCGACATTCCCGAGGACGCCAAGCGTCGTCTTCGTACACGGGTCTGTGCGCTCTACGATCGAGTTCGTCGGGAGTTCGATACCTGGCCCGCGTGCCCGTTCGATCAGGGCAGCAACGCCGGAGGTACTACGGCGCTCACTGCTAGCGCTTCGGTGAAGGAACGCGAACTGGCCGCACCCGCTCTCCCGCCGCGTGCCTGGTTCGGCAAGCCGGACCTCCCGGATGTGACGCCTCTGACGATCTCGAACACTGGTCGGGTATTCGGACACATTGCCTCGTGGGGTACCTGTCACACGAGCTATCCGGGACGCTGCGTTACGCCTCCGGAATCGGTCAGCAACTACGCGTACTTCCACACGGGAGCCCTCCTTCTGGAGGACGGGGACGAGATCGCTGTCGGTCACCTGACCGTCGATACCGGTCACGCGAATCCGGACATGCGTGCGACTGCCGCATTGGAGCACTACGACAACACGGGAACAACCGTGGCGTACGTGCGTGCCGGGGAGGATGGGTTCGGCATCTGGGTTTCGGGAACGCTCAACCCGACCGCCACGGAAGAGCAGGTCCGGACGTTGCGAGCTTCGCCGATGTCGGGTGACTGGCGTCGGATCGCGCATAACCTCGAACTCGTGGGCGTCCTCGGAGTCAACGTCCCCGGATTCCCGATCCCGCGTACACAAGCCGTGGTTGCCTCGGGTGCGATGCAGTCTCTCGTGGCCGCTGGCATGATCCCGCCGCGCGAGGTGATCCGTCCCGGTCTTCCGGGCGCTCTTTCGATGGACGATCTGCGTTACCTCAAGCACCTGGCGAACGCGGAACGCGATCGGCAGAAGCGTGAGGCCCCGGCGTCAGAGGACAAGCTGGAGCAGGCCGCCGCGTGGGCGAAGCGGGTCGAGGTACTGGCCTTTGCTAACGCCCTGTCCAAGTAACCTGAGAAGTACCGGTCACTCTCCAGGAGGAAATCACATGTGCGCATGTAACAGGAAGTCCAAGCCGCTCCAGGCCCGTCAGACCTCGACGGCCCAGGCTGGCGCTACTGCGAACCCGGCTCGTGTCCAGGTTCAGAAGGCCCGACCGACGTCTCAGCCCCGAGGAGCAAGCCCCGCCCCGCTCAAGAGCTGATTTGTCCGGTTTATGCCCGTCTTCCCTGTATGGGTAGGCGGGCATCGCCGTGTTCGTTACACAATCTTCACAAATTAGTTAGTCCCCTGGGTTGCTAACTGGGTGGTCTCCGTGTAATGTTACGTATGTCAGCACAGAGGAACACAAACCCGGAGGACAGCATGAACGTCACCACCAACGGCACCACGGTTCACAACGGATGGATCGGTTTCGGTGAGTCCGGTGTCTACTGCGGATCTTCCAAGCGGTCTAACTACAGGATCACGCAGTACCGTGCCACGAACGCTCCGGTCAACTGCAAGCGCTGCCTGGGGATCCGCGAAGAGCGCCCCGCCGCTCCAGTCGTCGAGAAGACCATCACGACCATCGCCGCGACTGACCTTACCGAGGGCATGATGGTCATGGTCAAGGGAAACGCTCGCCGGGTCGTCGCGATCAGCAACCACATCAACGGTGAGGCACTGCTCGTCCGGGTTCGCATCGGGGCTCAGACCAAGAGGTTCCCGGTTCGCAAGAGCGCGAACGTCAAGGTTCAGAACTGAGACGGAGGGGCGCGGCCTCCGGGCCGCCCTCCTTCTTCCGTTACAAACTCGTGATCTCCCCAGGTTGCTAAGTCCCCTGGACTACTGTAATGTTACGTATGTCAGCACAACAGAGGTACTACCGAAGGAGCTTCCGATGAACGCCACTCTGATCGCGAACCGCCGTCCGGGCCGAACGGCCACCATGATCCACATCGAGGGCGTTGGGTGCGCCGCACTGGCGCAGGCGAAGTACACCCGGACCCTCGGGGACGAGCGCGAGCTGAGCGAGGCCCTTCGGAACGCCATCGCCCTCGCGACCGCGTTCAAGCAGATGAGCGTGTGCCGCAAGTGCCGCGCGACGGCGCGCCAGATCCTCGCGGTTGCCGCTAAGCGTGCGGCTTCTCAGCCGGTCGTTCAGGTTGAGGTGAAGACGGTCCCCCTCGTGATCGAGATGGCGAACACGGTCCGGTATGCATCGGTTCACCACAAGGGTTGCCGCTCCATGAAGGACCCCATGGATCTCGGACGTGCTGTCTCTGCCACGGAGGTCCCGGGGCTGATCATGGAGGTCACGGGATGGGATGAGTACACCATGGACGACGTGACCTTCTGCCCGTGCGCGAAGACCCGACTCCAGTAGTCGAATGAGAGCGGCCCCTTGGGGCCGCTCTCACCGGAGTTCCGTTCGAGCATGGAGAGGAGGGGAAGACATGAGCAACTACAGCAAGGGAACCGTGATCCAGGTGGCCCCGAAGGGTGGCGGTCCGTTCGTCGAGCACGGGGTTAGCAAGGACAACGGCAAGTCCGTCCTGACAACAACGGGCGAGGTGATCATCAAGAACGCCGTTCTGATGCAGGAAAAGAAGTGAGCACCGGGGGAGGCCCGGAATCGGGTCTCCCCTCCCACTACCCGGAATTGGAGAAAGCAATGAGCATGACCCACGCAGGAATGCGGCACGCGACGAAGACCCGGTCCCTCAAGGAGGGTGAGCAGGTGTTCACCCTGGCGTACTACTACGGCACCGCACACATTGAGACGGTCGAGATCGTCGCGCATACCCGCTCTGCCGTTGCGCGCCAGTACGCCAGGCGTAACCGCATGTACCTGGGGCGCAAGCGGATGACGGGACGGGGATGCTGGTTCAAGGTGACCGAGCGTAAGACGGGGCTCCCTGGTGGTTGGGTCTGGGTCTCGTGACCCAAAATTAATTGATCCCCTGGGTTGCAGCCTGGCCCCGGATAGGGTAATGTTACGTATGTCAGCACAACAGGAACGAACATCCCGGAGGAATCATGGCTATCAAGGTCAACGGCACCGTTACCCTCGGCCCGAAGACGGCCCGCGTGACCTTTCGCGTGACGGAGATCAGCAGCCCGCGTCCGATCCCGGGAGGTACGGAATCCCACCAGTTCGTCACCCTCGTTGACGTGCAGGACAGGACTACGTGGCGAGTCACGGTCAAGGAGAACGCCGCGCGTATCAACTGGAACGTTCGCCGGTTCCGGGTCATGACCGAGGCCGACCACATGCGCGAGATCCGCGAGGAGCAGGCGCGTGTGGCGCAGGAGTTCCCCTACCTCACCCGAGTCCGCGTGAACGGGCGCCTCGGAGTCGTGCAGGGGGCGTCCAAGTGGATCGACCGCCTGAACGTGAGGTACGAGGATGGCGGGGAGGGTGACCCTCAGATCTCCTCCGTGGAGAAGGTGGACTGATTCCACCAGCCTCGGCATTCAGCCGTGAGGGCGTCGGATCAAATCCGGCCCGGGGCACAAGCCAGTGGACGCATTGGTGAAGGAACCCCCGGAGTAGCTACCGGGTGATGGCAGGTTCCAGCCGCTAGGCGGACAGCTCTCGCGCAGCGAGGGTGACCCGGTTCGACTCCGGGAGCGGTGCGCAGTATCTCTCCTCAACAGAAAGGCACCACCATGGCCAAGGCCACGCTCAAGGAAGTCCGTGAGTTCTTCGAGGTGGGCGGCGCGCCCAAGATCTCGATGCAGGAACTCAAGGACCTCAAGAACTCCGGCGGTTACGACGAGATCGCCGAGGGTATCGGCGACGGCACCCTGACCTACTGATCCTCTTCTCGGCTGGCCGTACGCGAGGTACGGCCAGCCGAGCCCCGTCAGCACAACCGTTAATCCCGAAGGAGCGAAGTATGAGCGTCATGTCGGCCGTTGTCCCGGAGCAGAACATCATGACCACGGCTCGCAAGGTTATGCCCGGAGACATCCTCCTGAACAAGAACGGTAAGCCCCTGGTCCTGATCACCCGCGCCGAGACGCTGCACTCTGGGCGCAAGCGGACCCGGCTGTTCGGGGAGTGGCTGGTCACGGTGCCGAAGGGTTACCCGACTGTGTTCGAGCGGGTCCTTCCGTCCGACACGCGCGCAATGGTTCGGCGGTCCGCATGATGCGTTCCCTTCGGGCCCGTCGTTGGGTTCTCTTCCTCGTGGTAGTGGCGATCTTTACGGGTCTGGCATGGCTCGTGTACCTCTCGGTTCAGGACCAGCAGCGTTGGACGGCCTGGTGTATCGACATGGGCGGCCACGTCAAGACGGAAACCAGTACGTACGAGACCGTGGCGTACGTGGACGGACAGGCGGTTTCCCAGACCCACAAGGAGTACACGCACTTCTGCCTCTCGGGAACCGGGGGAATCATCGATATCCGGCAGTGAGGCCCATGCCCTTCCCCTGAAATACATTCGAAGAAGTCCCGACTATCGCAGCTAAGCGGTAGTCGGGACTTCTTTGTTTTGGATTAGTGGTAATCTCCCGGAAGAAGTGCATGTCGCTGGCGGTCGGGCCGGACCTCTGTTAGCGGAGGTATCCGATGTTCAAGCACATGGGTGGGAGCCGATTCCCGCTCGCTACCGATTACGAGGACCAGTCCCCGGACGAGCTGATTTTCCCGGAAGATCTGAACACTCTTTCCGATGAGGAAGTAACGAATCTTCTGTCCGCTGCTACCGAAGCGTTCCGGGATATCTACGGTGACGGTTCTGGTCTGACCGAAGAGCAGGTCGAAGCGCTGGCAGGTCTCAAGGACAACATTGAGCGCGTTCGCACCGAGGAAACTGCTCGTGAGCAGAAGGCCGCAGAGCGTGCTCAGGAAGCCGCAGACTACGCCGCTGCTGCGGGTATCAACGTGGACGAGGACACGAGCGACTCGGGCACGTTCGAGGCCGGGACCGGGGATGTGGCTCCCGAGGGCACCGCTACGGGTGACGAAACGGGAACCGACGTCGAGGACGCCCCGGGGGATACCGGTGCTCCTGCGGACAACGCGGGTGACGCCCTGACCGCTGGCGCCACTCCGACCGATCGGCGCGTCTCGCTTCGTAACCTCCGGCGTCCGCGTCAGGCGCGTCAGCCGCGTCAGGAGCGCCCGGTGGATAAGTACGGTAACCGCGACGCTCGGGACATCCTCAAGGCCGCTCCGAACGTTCCTGGGCTGGTCTCGGGTCAGGGTGTGGATATCCCTACCCTGGCTACGGCCATGGATACCCGGATTCGCTCGTTCCCGCTGGCGAACTACCAGTCCGCTGCGAAGCGCGGAACCCGCCTTCGTGAGCAGCACAATCTGGCCGTGATCCAGAAGCCGACCGACTCGCGGCTCACTATCACGTCGAACGACCCCCAGCACGTCAACGATGTTCTGGAGTACGCGCGCAACGAAAAGGCGCTCGAAGGTGGCTCGCTGGTCGCGGCCGGTGGTTGGTGTGCTCCCTCGGAGACCATCTACGACCTGTGCGAACTGGAGTCGCGCGACGGTCTCCTGTCGCTGCCGGAAATCACCATTACCCGTGGTGGTCTCCAGTACACGCAAGGGCCGGACTTCTCGACGATCTTCAACAACTCGGGCTTCTGCTTCACCGAAGCGGATGACATCGAGGGGGACTACGACGGCGAGGGTGGCCCCAAGCCGTGTTACCGGGCGGAGTGCCCTGGATTCCTGGACGACCGTCTGGGCGTGTGCGGCGTCTGCGTCGAGTCAGGCATTCTCCAGTCGCGCGGGTTCCCGGAGCTTCTGGCTCGGTCGATCCGTGGTGTTCTCGTGGCCCACGACCACCGGATCTCGGCTCGCCTCATCAACGAGATGATCAACGGATCGCCGAACCCGAACGGTCACGACGGTTCGACGGCGGTCACGATGCCCTCCCCGCAGGTCGGCGCTACGGCTCCGATTCTGACGGCGATCGAACTCCAGGCCGAGCACATGCGGTACCTGAACCGTATGAGCCGTACGGCGACGCTGGAAGCGATCTTCCCGTACTGGGTGCGCGGCGTGATCCGTGCCGACCTCTCGCGCCGTCTCGGTGTGGACCTGCTCAGCGTCTCGGATGCCCAGATCGCCGCGTGGTTCACGCAGCGCGGTATCGCTCCGCAGTACGTGTACGACTGGCAGGACATCGCCACCACTCCGGCCTCCGGCTTCACGGAGTACCCGACCACGGTGGACTTCCTGCTGTACCCGGCGGGTACGTGGATGCGCGGTTCGGCCGACATCATCACGCTGGACAACATCTATGACTCGGTGAACCTGGGCGTTAACGACTTCATCGCCCTCTTCACGGAGGAAGGTCTCATGACGATCAAGATGTGCCACGACTCGCGCGTGGTCACTGTGAGCATCTGCCCTGACGGTGCCACCGGGGCGGGCGTGGATATCGCCTGTGACGGAACTGCCGCTGAGTGATCTGAATTAGGGTGGCTCGGCTTCGGTCGAGCCACCCTAATTCAGGTCCCCTATCAAGGAGGGCCGTTATGGCTTTTGCACCCGCGACGGTAGTCGATCCGATCGCGCGTTCGGCGCTGCCGTACGGGCTGTTCTCGGCCCTCGCCCCGCGTCCTGCCGGGGATCTTCGCTGGACGAATGGTGTTGTCTGGGAACCCCTGACCTGTGATCCTGCCTCTGGTATTGGTGATCCGGAGTGTGAGGAACCCGAGGATCAAACAGTTGCTATCGGGCTGCCTAAGCAATTCCCCCCGGGGGCTGGTGTTGATGACGCCTCTTCCTTCGCGGTTTATGGGTCCTACGTCTGTACGCCTACTGGGCACACGGTCGAATGGGCCCGGGATCGCGCGACGGAACACCTGCTCGCCCGCGAGGAAGCTCGCGTTGAACAGGCGCTCTGGACCGGGGACCTGGGCAATGAGCCAAACTTCTCGACGGGGACACTCCAGACGGGGGCAGCCGTTCCGATCGCGGTAGCTATCGCGATGGCGGAGCAGGACATCGCTGAGAACTACGGGTCTCTCGGAGTCATCCACATGTCTCGTGGAATCGCTCAGCGCGCCTTGTCGGAACGGGCCCTGGTCACGGTAGGAACTCGGCTGTTCACGATGCTGGGAACTCCTGTGATCGCGGGTGCGGGATATCCGGAGGCGTCACCCATCGATGGAACCCCTGGTCTCTACATCGTGGCTTCGCCCGCGTTGATGCTGTACCGCTCGGAGATCTTCTACCCGTCCGATCGTCCCGGTGATCTACTCGACCGTGGGCAGAACAACCTGCACGCCGTGGCCGAACGGAACTACTTGCTCGGATTCGATGAATGCCCTGGGATCTACGTATATGAAGTGGAGGAGCTGGTCTGATGCCGATGGATCGGTTTATGCGTGTGATCCGGGATCGGAAGAGCACCGCCGAGGACGTCCAGGCGTTCGCTGAGGCGCTGAGGGTGCTTGACCCGGTAGAAGTTCCCCCGGAACCCGTGAACGAGCCGGAGACGGCCGTACAGGAGACAGAGACGGTGCAGGAGGCCACGCCGGTCCAGGAACCCGAGCAGGAGCCCGCGCCCGAGCCGGAACAGGTGAAGGTCGAGAAGCCGAAGCGGACCCGTAAGCGCAAGCCGCCGGAGAAGAAGGATTCTCCCCCGGAACAAGAGAATGACGTCGTGGATATGCTGCTCGGGTAGCTATTCACATGAATAACCTGTAGCAGGATGTCGCTGGCGGACGGGCCGGGCCTCTGACAAAGAGGACACATCATGACCAAGTGTTTTATCCCCGTCTTGGGCAAGCGCATCCGCGTTACGGCATTGGACGAATGCGGAAATCTGCCCGCCTCTGGCAACCCTTCGTCTGTTGTCGAGACTGACGGATTTATTTCTCTCACGCTCACTTCGGAAATCGAAGAGGGCACCGAAATCATTACGCGCAAGGCCGATGGCTCACTGTGCGTGAACGAACGGACCTCCGATTCCTTCAAGCGGTTCACACTGGAAATGGAATTCTGTGGTGTGGACCCGGACCTGCTTTCTCTCGTAACCAACGCCGAGCCGTACCAGGACTGGGACGACGAAAATGCTGGTATCACCATTGCCGAGGGGACTGTAGACAAGAAGTTCGCCCTGGAACTCTGGACCGGGCTGTCTGGTCGTGCCTGTGAACCTGGTGACGAGGAAGCCAGTGGGTACATGCTGCTGCCGTTCGTCAACGCCGGTGTTCTGGGCGATGTCGAGGTGACTGGTGAGGATGCCATCACGTTCAGCCTCACGGGGGCATACACGCGCGGTGGCAACGCGTGGGGTACCGGCCCGTACGAGGTGCTGATGAACATGGGTTCCCCGGACGTCCTGCCGACCGCGCTCGACCCGTTGGACCACCTCCTGCTGGTCGAAACAGGAGTCGCTCCCCCGCCGTCCGCGTGCGGTTTCGTACCGTTCATTCCTGCTGAGTAAACTATTCACACGAGAGCCAGACCGGCATACTTTTAGATGCCCAGGAGCCGGTCTGGCTCTCGCCTAAGTGCC